TGATAATTCATAAAGGCCTTATAAATGACCAGTTGGTCATCACGAATCCACGGCTCTACACGGTCCACCGGTCTATAGAATATATGCGCGTCATCTGGCCACACTGTGAGCCAATGCGGATACTTTTGCTTTAATACTGTGAGACTTCTAAAGACCTTGAGCATTTGATAGGCTTGTTGAATGTTAAAGTTATTCTGCTCTTGACTCGTTTCTGTAAAGCACATCGCACACAGACTTCTAAACTGCCAGTCAGACATGCCTAATTCCTGTAGGATTCCATCACGATTATATTCACGATAATGAATACAATCCTCTAGAGGCGTCCACAGAATGCGCGCACCCATCGCAAGCAAATCCATATCGCCACTGATAACAATATCCAGGTCTCCACGAGCCGACATGGAAGCCAAGAGGCCGTCCGCTTCACCCTGTGCCTTGACCATAGGAATCTTTTCTATATAGAAGCGTTCCTTGATTGCGTGACGAACTTCCTTCGTCAGACTCCAGCCACGCTTTTGATGCTCTGCTGCCTTGCGCTCCAACATGAATCTCTGCTCGTCACTCAAATCTTCCGTTTCAAGCATATCTAGAATCTTATTGGCCGATTGAAGTTCCACTTCACGCGCATCACGGCGACGCTGCGCCTCCCACATCTTGCCATCCTCGGCGCGCCCATCAAACGCCAGAATTACATGATGCTTATTCTCTTGAAGACTCTTTATAAACTTGAGAATACGCTCAATATCGCCTTGCCATCGGTATAGATAGAAGGAGATGTCAATGCCGATTTTTTGTTTTTGATTCTTCGGATCTAACAAGTCTTCTAAACTTCTAGGTTCACTGTACTGACGTATAAAATTCTGTAAACCTCTAACGCCCATGTGAAAGTGTAGTGCGGATTGCTAGTTGGAAGTTCTAACCAATTTTTTAGACTCTTTATTTATCGGCTGGTTCGCAAACTGTAAATCGCAGAGACCGAAGTATCTTCTTCTGTTGCGTCGGCCATGGAACTTGTAAACCCAGCGCACGCCAAACATCTAGACGCCCAATCAAGTAGCGCCACGCATAGTCCTTCGGTGAATAGACTTTATAGGCGGTCTGAAGCGCAGATGTTTGTTTTACAGCCCAGTCAATCTGCTCTCGCATATGCCGCACCCATCCCTGCTGCTGTCCTTTTGCCGCCATCGCACACAAGAGCATTTCCGCCCACGCCTCGGTATCAGCCTCAATTTGCGGCGTCTCTTTATGATACGGGTCCGAACAACTTGCGTGTAAAAGTTCATGTAATAGCACACGTGTAACTTCTTCCTTTCTATATAAAATAATCGTCTGCGGATCGCATCTCATCGCCATGCCGCCATTCACGTGCGCAGGTCCAATACGCTGAGGCGGCGGGGGCGCAATGCGCCCCTGTGGATGTCCAAAAATTAAAATACGCACAGGTTTCTTTGGTGACAATAATCGAACGGCGCGCCACCACGTATTCCATTGTGGCTTCAAAGGCGATTCTTTGAATGAGACGACTAGAATTTCTCCAAGAGAGCAGACAGACTTTAACACGACGGCTCGGTCAGACCCAATGGCCGACGCAGAATCTTTCTTGAGACCATTTGTGTCAAACGGATCATCTTCTGTCGCTGTTTTGAAAATATAGAGCAAGTCGCCCTGTGTTACTTGAACTTCTTTATGGGCTGGGGGTGATTTAGAGTATTCCTCATGGACTCGCTCTAAAAAAGGGCTAACCCATGGTAAAGCATTCATAGAATGCGTATCCTACTTCTAAGCGGGAGAAGAAGTCTCGGCAAGAGCGGTCGCCAACTCAATTCCAAGATGCTCCCACGCAATCGGAATGCGATAACTTCCAAGCGTTTGACCGCCACCTGTACATGGCTCCGCGGCCAAAGCGGCAACAGCCTTCTTTATCTTTTCAGGATGAATCTGGGACTGTAAAAGTGCCTCGAGAATATAATGCGCTACCTCTTGCCAACGAAGATTGCGCTGAAGACAAAAATAAATCCAGTCACGAATCTCCTGAATTCGTTCAAGCGTCATTGGTTTCTTGGCCCACGACTTTACCAAAATATTAAAGTACTGAGACCAGTCCATAATATCTGCGCCATATTCTTGGCGCAACTTACCAAGTGACATATCACGGCCCGCAACAGGAATCTCTACAAACCAATCCACAAGTTCATAAGGAAGCGGCAATTCACTAGAGCACCAAATCACAAGACTTCCTTCATGCTGCTCTAATGCCATCTGTAATTGAAGTACACTGTCATGACTCAGAAGATGTGCATGATAAAAAACAAGGATGCGCTTCACCGCTTGCTTTTTTTTACCAATGGCGACTTCTGTTCCGTAGCCAAGGCGGTCCAAGAGACTTGCGATATAGTTCTTGTCCTGCATAGACATGCGCGCGATATCAAACCCTAAATGGACGAGGGATGCCTCATATGGAATTCCTTCTCCCTGTTGAGGCGTCTCTGTTTCATCTTGTTGCGCTTCTGTTTGCTCTGATTCGCGCTGAAGACGTTTATTTGTTTCTGTAGTCCAAGTCGCCTTTCGGATCTGAAAATTTACACCGCGCCCTTGTGCGACATGTTGAAGCGCCTTGTGGATTTGCGTCTGCTTTCCAGTTCCCCTTCCACCCAACCAAATTAAATTCAAATCGTCCATATGCCTAGTGTATTGTAGTCTAGAGGTTTAGACCTCTGAAAGACCACAGAGTGCTTACTGGACGGTACACTACTCAAAGCGCCGAGCCGAATACAAGTAGATTGTGGCCGCCATGGACACTGGGTGGAATGAATTCTTCATTCCGCTTGAAACTATAAATACAGAAAACATAGAGATATCAAAACTAGGAAGAGGAACATCACACGATAAAGCCCATGATATGATGTATACTCTAGCTTATTCAACTGATGCCTTCATGCTAAACTCAATTCCCATCCTAACACCGTTTCTAAAAGTTCACTCCTGGGATTCTAGCACTGGTCGTCTTGAACTTGAAGCCGATGCAGAATCATCTGCCTACACTAAATTCTCAAGAATTCAAGAACTTTTCTTTGAATACTTGTGCGCAAATCTAGATAACTTTAGAAAATACAGCGTTTTTACTAAAATGGACCTTTTCAACACATTTCAACAGATTGTGTACAAGAACCTTTTTGTAGTGTATTTACATGGTGTGAATCCACAGCAGCGGCGGAATATGGGTCGTGTGTGGGTGTTGGGGGCGACGGGATGGGAAAAAGGGGTGAATACGGACACGTTTAAAAAGGGACAGCAAGTGCGGGTTGCTTTCCGTTTTCAAGGGATTTCCTATTCGCCAGGGGGGGCGGCCAGTTCTGGAAAAATTAAATGCCGCCTTCAACATCAAACTGTTGCCGTAATTCCGAGACCCTTGGCTTAGGAGTTTACTACAGAAAGAGACGCAGCGCTAAGAGCAAAGACGCTGACAAATAAGTTTACAAATGTCATTATGAGCACAAAGAACGGAATGTATCCTGGGTTTGCCGTAAAGTAAATATAAGATACAACGCCAAAAATGCTAATAAGGATTGCGCTCACTGCGCCCACAATGCCGAGATTCTTTTGAATTTCCGCGGCATTGTCCTTGTTTTGTGTCAGGAAACCAAGCCAGATCATAATTCCAACCATGCCCGTGAGACCGAGGCCTAATAATACCCAAACTAGAGGTGTCTCCATTTGCTTCTTCTACCCTGTGGTTCTAGTTGCTAAACGGCGAACAGACTCGAGATTTGATGAGCATGTAAGAGCCCAGTCTGGCATAGTGTAAATTACAAACAAGACAAACATCAAAATAATAAGAGTTAAAATCGGTAATATAATATGCCAGAATGTGGATGTCTGTACATGGCGTGTTCGGGTGCCTTCTGACGACATTCTATCTAGACAGATAGAGTATATTTGTACTTTTATACGTTATTATGGGTCTTGAGAAGAAATCGCACGTAAAAGAAGGAATGCCGCCGAGGCGTACGCGTAAGCGGCCTACTAGAAAAGCCCCGCAACCTGGGCCAAAAACATGCTCGCCCATCGTGGGAAGAAAGACCCGACAAGCCAAAACCTGCTTGCCACCGGACGTCTTGAAACGCGTTGCTTACGCAGGTGGTGTCACTGGAGGTAGCGCTGGTCGTGGCGGATATAGTGTGATAACCAATACGAGCGCTCTGAAAAAACAATTGGCCGATGATCTGGGCTGTAATGTGAATGACGAGCGCTGTATTCTGGAAAAGTCTGCCTTGAGCCTTAAAGAAAAGAAGGCGCTTTTGGAAACCTTCTTTCGCCCTGAGATGCCCGAAGGTTGGAAAAAAGATCCGGACATGTGGCTCAATAGCGACGACATTGCCAAAGTCATGAAGCAATACGAGAAAGCCTATGCGCCCGAATTTCGTTTTCTCGGCGTCGTACCGAGCGACTTTTCTTCACCAGACCCGTATGAAAAAGGGTCCAAGAAATGTATAAATGACCAATTCTGCCATATTAATCTTGAAGAAGAAAAAGCCAAGGGTCGCAGAATACTTGGGGCCGTATTTAACCTGGACCCGCACAATAAGAGCGGAAGCCATTGGGTTGCCTTCGCAGTTGACTTGAAGCGCCGCTGCGCATATTACTTTGATAGTTATGGAATGGCCCCGCCGCCACAAGTTGCGAGACTCATGCGTCACCTCACGCTCCAAGACCCGGGTCTAAGTCTACAGCAAAATGGGCGTCGTTTTCAATATAGCGACACGGAATGTGGGATGTATAGCATGTATTTCATAATTCGTATGTTGGCGGGCGAGTCTTTTAAGAAGTTCTGTAGAAATCCTATTGCGGACAAGTATATGCTTGATTTCCGTAAAGTTTTATTTGATGCTGAATAAATGCGCATAAAGTACTTCCTCTAAATGCCAAGTAGAGTAGGTAACGAATGCAAAGAGGAGTTCAGCCCCCTCCAACTGTAGATCGCCAGTTCTTTAGTGAACAAAATGAACAACAACTCTTTAGTATTCTGTCACAGGATCTTCAACAAAAACAGGGTTCTGGTCTGACGCGCACACAAATGAATCGTCTTGGTCGCACCCTGGAGCACTATATGCAGGAAATCTGGGATGTGAATGGGCCGATGCCTATCCAGAAACTCAATGGTGAGGCTATGGCCGCAACGTCGCGCGACTTCATGTCCTATCTCCGACGCGGCGAAGTAGCCGGTTCTCTTGCTGCGAGCGAGCGTATCGTATCCGACCCTAGCAACCAGCCCCGCATGGAGGTCGCTCAGCAACGCCTCCTCCAGCAACAGGGTGGCACAGTTCCTCCTCGCCCGACATTTGAATCCAATCTTCTCATGGACACTGGCGGCCGCTTTGAGCAACTCCAGAAGGACCGCATGCCTCCCTCTGCGCCTCGCCCTGCGCCTCCTGATTTCCAGATCTCCGTCACTTCTGGTGGCGATGAACCCAGCGCCCTGTCACTGTACGAGCAAGCCAAGAAGATGCGCGATACGGAGGCGTCTCGTGTCCAAGAGGAAGCGCAGCGTCTTGCGGGCATAACAAACGCCATTGGAGATGCGCCAACCGACGCAAACCCTCTGGTTCGTTTCATGAGCCCTCCTTCCATACAAAATGATGCTCAAGCTAATCCCACTATAGCACAGCCCATTGCCGCCATTGCGCCCATGGTGCGCGGAGCCCTTCCCCAAGACTTCTTGATTAAACAGGATGATATCATTAATTATAAGGAAACTGAATATAATCTCGTAGTCTATAGCGCAGATCGTGATTGGCTAAACAATACTCGTGAAAATCGTTACAACTTCTCTGTGCTGTTTGATCCTGGTAATAACCGTCAAGGATTCACGCTGTCGCCGTCTTCCACCAAAAAGTTCAAGAACATCAGTCGTATTGAGCTTGTAAAGGCCATCATTCCTACAGAAGGTTTAATTACACTGACTCAACGCGCAAGCGGTGCCTTTGTAAATACTGCGAAACTGAATGCGCTCACATACCCCTATATCATTCTGCGCGTTCCTGAACTGGATGTGAATAACTATGGCACAGATGACAGCCTCAACAATGCGTTTGGTGTGTTACAATACGATGCTAACTGGTATTCAGACAATACTAGTCTAGAAGATGGATATTTGGCCATGATTCCCAAATTCATGAAATGTCAAAAGGTATATCAACCGACACCTCTTGCGACGCTCCAAAAACTGACTATTGAACTCAATACACCCGAAGGTCAGCCCCTCAGCAGTGTTACCGATACGGTTTCTATTCAGAATATTTACTTTAGCGGCACTACTATACCTCCTCCTGGTACAATTGTCTCTGCTAATTACGCAGCTCAACAAGATGCCAATGGTAATGGTGAATATATCTTTATTCAGACAAGTACATATTTCAGTAAATGGCAATTTGCGGAAGGAAATCGTATTGCCATCCAAGGCCTAGATTCCAATCAAGTACCTGGCGGAAGCACACAAGCTGCTCAAAACATGATTGTGTATCTACAAAATCCTCAAGGAATACCGATTATTGATATTGCCTTTACTGGTACTGGAGCAGCAGATGGTGCCAATGCGGCGGGCTATGCGAATTTAATTATTGTCCGCGCCCCTCATGTGGATCCTACAACTGGTTCTGTGCTTGTCCAACCCTTTGGTGGAACTGATACAACTATGGATACGCTTGCCACTGCGATAAATGCGGTGCCTATTACTACTGCGACATATACTGGTGCCAAACTTATCAACTTGACACACCAGACCAGTATTGTTCTGCGCATCATTACACGCGAGCTAGACCCTGCCGCCCGTGTGCGCCCGGATAATCTGTAAATACAGTGAAAACAAAATCCTTCTATTAGTTTAGGTTTATACTAATAGGAGATGGAGGGTTTACTGCCCCTGATACTCGCCACGGGTCTCAGTGGCGGTTTTTTATACGCTTCCGCAAAACGAAAGAAGGAGGGATTCCAGAATGCTGCTGCTGCGCTTGGACCAGAGCACGCACAATTTACAGAACAATCCCAACGCAAATTCAATCCCATCATGAACTTGACAAATCCAGTTCGTTTACCATTTTCAGCCGCCGACGAAAAAACAGTTCAACAAGCCCTGGGGGTGGCCCGCGTTAGAGCCGACGACCCCAGTTTTCAGATCTCCGCTGGAAATACAGCAGCATACCGTCTAGGGACTGGTGTTGGTTCTGAAGTATTTAATTCAATCAAGACATGCGAGAAGATGAAGGAACTGAATTGCGATGCCTTTGATGACCCCAACTTTGCCTATACTTGTGGAGTCTGTCATGAAGGTGGGCGTGACAGCAACGGCGCACCAACTCTGGGGGGTCTGTATTTGACTGAAAATGACCGCTTGAATGCCGAGGAGGATGCGAAACGTATGGGCTCAAGACGCGTGGGCTATAGGCCAACTGTTGGAACATGCGCACCAAACCGTTTCACAACCACAAAACAACAGTGTATCCAACTGAAAAACCAGATGGAATGCGAACTCAAACAGAACTTTGGCATTGAAGGATGTAGCCAGTGCTATCAAGATGAAAAATTCAGATACATCGACCCCAACACAATCCGAGGCGTTCCCACACTTGTCTTGGCAGGATCTGGAAAACTGAAATTCACCAAGGCTGGATCTGGAAAATCAGAGACCCGAGAGCTCGGCGACCAGCCCCAGCGACTGGAAATTCCAGATTTCAAGGAAGGTGACATTATTCAGCTGGAAATCTCACCTGAAAATGCCTCCGTGGCTGGATTCCTTACCGGTCAAACGGCCTCTGGGACATTTACAGTAGACATTATCAGATTAATTCAGTCCGATTCCGTTTCCGGTCAAAAGCCTCGCATGGCCGGTTTCATGTCCATCAATGGAGATTCGTATACAGTCATCCGACCTGCGCGTGGAAAATCCAGCATGTCACTACCCCTACAAAACGTCTTTACCTTTCTTGACCCCTCTGAGCCCGAAGCGGCAGGTTGCGCCGCCGCACCTTATATCACAAAGGCCTCCAGTGCTGAATTCTTAAACAGCGGTGCGTGTTTCAAGAAGGGCCAACAGCCAGGGCAATACTCGCAGGATTGTCTCCAAGGGCTTTTCACAAATTCTGGTTGCGCAGCGACTGGTGAAGGATATCCAAGCGACGCGGCGAGAGCAAAGGCGCTCATGACTGGCGCAAATGGCAAGTTGCTGAATATTGCTGAAATTGCTGGTCGTGTATATACCGCTAGCCAAGAGTCCTATAGCGGCCAACGTAACGGGCAAAAGATGACACTTCCAGAATGGGATGAATCTTCACGATTCTGTACTGGAAAACGTATATTGAGCCCCTGCGACGGCGATGACAAGACCAGCGGTCCTCTAAGCACCGAATGTTTGAACTATATTTGGCTCAATAAGGGTGCGGAGGACGCCAATCCTGGAAGCTTGGGGCCAACGTATACAAATACATTGAAGACAACAAGTTTGAGCGGTAATGCGGTACAATATTGTACACAGACTGGCACTATGGCGCCCATTGGCAGAAATGGCCAACCAAATGCGGCTGCTATTGCGGCGGCCAACAAGAGTGGCGGCGTCAGTGGGGTCAAACAATTCTACAACCAAATCCACTTGAAAGCGAATGACAATTCCTTGCCAGATGCTACGCGCAAAGAGGCTCTGGGACAATGCTATGGTGTTGATTTGCTGCCTCCGCCATCTAATACGATTGGTCCCGGTGCGGCAGATGATACATCATGTACGCCAGAGTTATTTGTATCGTCTCTGTCAAATCCTTCACCAGGAGCATATACTCGTCGCGTACAGGTCAAACAAAACTGGATTATCAAATTCACAATCAATCCTACAGCCAAGTTTCCACCTGGAAATGGCATGTGGCCAAGCATCCTTCAAATTACCGCGACAGATAAGGATACCTTTACATTTGGTGACCGCGTACCTGGAATTTGGTTCTGGCCTAACACTACGCGTCTCCATGTGAGCCTTTCCACAAGCACCAATCAAAACTGGTCTGTCAATACAAACGGTGAACTCCCTCTTAACACGGAATCTACTGTAATTGTAACAGCTGAAAATAGCGTTATCAAAATTAAAGTAACGGGCGGCTTAAACGAAGAAGCGGTGGCCACGGTTCCTGGGCCAACCTATGTGGGCGATGCGATATTCAACGCACCAACAAAATACGGTAATGCGCCCTTTATAGGAACACTCAAGAGTCTCCGCTATTGTACTTATAATGGTAAACTGGTGAGCGTTCTTGATTCCAATACCGGTCGCACCAAGTCCGTGCTCCAGAAACTGAATTACGCGCCATTTGATTGGTCCAAGGCATCGGTGCCCGTTGCTGTAATGGGGCCGTTTGGCATGAGTCCCTGGGGCAAATGGTGGGCGCCGAATTTCCCTGACGATGGCTCAGCGAGATGGATTTGGTCCTTTGCGTCTGCTGCGAATAACGAACCTAGTTGGGAGTTCCGCCGTTTCTTCTACAGATATAACAATACGAGCGGTGCGCCAATTACAGCCACAATTACAGCCGCCATTGATAATAGTGGTTCTCTAATGATTAATGATAATTTAATTGGAAATACATCTGGAAATATCACGAGTTGGCAAGTGAATCTGCCCACTGGTGAAAGCAAAATAGAAATCAGCGCCGCAAATCGTGGCGGTCCTGCTGGTCTTATTGTCATTTGTAAACAAGGATCTAATACACTTTTTGCGTCAAATGGTGAATGGACTATGATGAATTAGTCGGTTTTTATTCTATAAAACCAATAGGATGTTTCGTGCTCTCGCGGCACTGAAAAATGAATCAGCAGAAGGGTTTAACTCTTCTCCTCATTCCGCATATGTAGCCCGTCAAACGGCAACATTTAACCAACAGTATCCCAATATGTATCCGACGGCAATTCAAACAAATACAGGGTCCGTACCCTCTCAGATCCTTGCCAATTCACGCGGCGCTTTGGCGTCTTGGGACCCCAATACCCGACAACCAATGCTGCGCGATATTGAACTTGACAAATATGCTACAAGTGTGGATCTGAATATCAATCTGGAATCTGAAAGCAACCTCTGTAAAACGACGCCCATTGATAGCCTCATGAACACGCAGAATCCAAACAAGGATGTTCGCTGTGGCTGGATTTACAAACCTGGAAAT